GCCAATATCGACCAACTGGTTGATAGGATCGCAAGAAATAGTATCGGGATGGAAGATTACTTCAACCGTATCTTCACTCTTGATTCCACCAATAACTATCCACCTTATAATCTCGTTGCTGTAAACGAAGATGAATCTAGACTAGAGATTGCTTTAGCTGGTTTCAGTAACGAAGATGTAAAGGTCTATACAGAGAGAGGCAAGCTGACCGTTGAGGGAGCAAAGGTTGACCAGACCGTTGAGGACGCTTACGTCCATCGTGGACTCGCACAGAGGTCGTTCACACGGTCTTGGAATATCGCTGATGATACGGAGATTAAGTCCGTTGACTTTGTTAATGGTCTTCTGACGGTCGTTATGGGTCGTGTGGTTCCTGAGAAACATCAGAGGAAACTTTGGTTTGGAACTGAAGACAATTCATAGTGTAATCTGATACTAAAAGTGTATCATAGTGATACACTTTTTCTATATAATTATGTACTATGGAGGACGACTTATGAATTTAACAGCCGCCACTCTTTCAATTGGGACAGCAATAACTCTTTTTTTCAATGGGTTCCTTGGGGGCACATTCCCCTAATAGTCCCCCCAGTATAGAGACTTTTTATTTTACGACACCATAATGGCACTATTCGCACTCTTCTCAGTCCTTACCGCATCAACAATCGGAGCATACAAACTAACACCAAAATCAAAAAAAGAAGAATTATTTATTCCTTATTGAATAAATAAAACTGAATATCGTCGTCGCCCTATGGGCAGAGGGGGAACTGGCACAATCCAGTTGACACCCCCTTTTTTATGCAGTAAAATGACTAGAGGAAATTTTATATAAATGACTATCAAACTTTGTTTATTGAAGTCTGGTGAAGATGTAATTGCCGACATGACCGAAATGGTTGCTCACGATCAGGTAGTTGGATACTTTCTCAAGTATCCTTGTGTGGTCAAGTTGATGGGTAATCAGGCTGATCGGTCTGGACCTGCAAAGGAACCATTCAAAATGAGATTGACACCTTGGATGCCACTCAGTAAAGAGGAAACTATTTCTGTAGTAGCTGATTGGGTTATAACTATTACTGAACCAATTGACGAATTAAAGGAGACTTATGAGCGAGGAATTGCCGGTATTGAACAACATCAGGATTCTGGTACTAGTGAACAATCAGATTCTGATCAGTCAGATTGAGGAGAAACCATCAGAACTGGGAGAACCAGATTGTAAGTTGATTGAACCTTTTATTGTTAATGGAGAAGAATTATCTCCATGGTTAATGAACCTGACAATTCAAAATGATTTTATGATCAGTTCTGATAAAGTTTTGACCATTGTTGTACCCAATAGTAAATTGAAAACAAAGTATGAGGATCTATTGAAGTGAGGTTTTATACCAACGTCCAGATGATCGGAAACAATTTTCTCGTCCGTGGCTATGAGGATGGGCAAAAAGTGATGTTCCAAGAGAAGTATTCTCCCACTCTTTTTGTAAAATCTAAGAGAGAGACCAAGTACCGTACACTTGAGGGTGAACATGTTGAACCCATCAAACCTGGATTGGTAAGAGACTGCAGAGACTTCATCAAAAAGTATGATGGTGTAGAGGGATTTAAGGTTTATGGGAATGAGAGATATCAGTATCAATATATTTCTGATAAGTATCCTGAGCAGGAGATCAAGTTTGATCTAAACAAGATTGGACTGGTCACCATGGATATTGAGGTACAGTCTGAAGAGGGATTCCCTAGTCCTGATTCATGTTCTGAGGAGATGTTATCTATCTCAATTCAAGATTATACTACTAAACAGATTACTACCTGGGGTCGTCATCCATATACCCCCTCACAGAAGAATGTGACTTATCATTATCATAGTGATGAGATTGCTATGCTTGAGGCGTTTCTGTACTGGTGGGAACAGAATACTCCTGATGTGATCACTGGTTGGAATGTTCGTCTATATGACATTCCATATCTCTGTGGTCGTATGTCACGAATCATGGGTGATAAGAAAATGAAACAACTTTCACCCTGGAAGATGGTAGATCATCAGGTGATTGGTATCTCTGGCCGTGAATACAATGTCTATTCAATTTCTGGAGTCACTACACTTGATTACCTGGAACTCTACAAGAAATTCACTTATGTGAATCGTGAGTCTTATCGATTGGACTTTATTGCTGAGGTTGAACTAGGACAGAAGAAACTGGACCACAGTGAGTTTGATACTTTTAAGGATTTCTATAAGGGAAACTGGAAGAAGTTCATTGATTATAACATCGTTGACGTGGAACTTGTTGACCGTTTGGAAGACAAAATGAAACTGATTGAGTTGGTTATCACTATGGCATTTGACGCAAAGGTGAACTTCATTGATCCTATGGCTCAAGTCCGTATGTGGGATACGATTATCTACAACTACCTCAAGAAGAGAAATATTGTCATCCCACCTAGGAATACATCTGAGAAGAGTGATAAGTTTGCTGGGGCGTACGTTAAAGAACCTAAACCAGGTGTTTATGAATATGTGGTATCATTTGACTTGAACTCTCTGTATCCCCACCTGATGATGCAGTATAATATCTCTCCTGAAACACTCATGAGTGAAAAACATCCTAGTGTCACAGTGGACAAGATCCTAGGTGAGAAACTTAACTTTGAACTTTATAGCGACTATGCTGTTTGTGCTAATGGAGCTATGTTCCGTAAAGATACCAAGGGTTTCTTGCCTGAATTGATGGAGAAGATGTATGCTGATCGTAAGGTCTTCAAGGGTAAGATGTTGAAGTCAAAGCAGAAATTAGTTGACATTGAAGCTGAAATGAAACGGAGGGGAATCTGATGGACTACAAAACTTCTGGAGTTGACATCATTAAGGGTAGATCCTTTGTTGAATACATTAAGGTACTGGCACCTAAGATTGACGGTGGATTTGGTGGAATGATGGAGATCCCATCAGGATATGAGAAACCTGTACTGGTATCTGGTACTGATGGTGTCGGAACTAAAATGAATATCTGTAGGATTGCCAATGATTATACCACTATTGGTCAGGATCTCGTTGCTATGTGCGTCAATGACGTTATATGTTCTGGAGCTAAACCACTATATTTTCTAGACTATATCTCCACCAAAACAATTGACTCTAATGTCAGTGATATTGTGTATGGAATTAATGTTGGTTGCACAATGGCTGGAATGGAACTTATAGGTGGAGAAACAGCAGAGCATTTCAGACAAACTGATTATGATGTTGCTGGTTTCTGTACTGGTATTGTAGAGAAGAATGATATTGTTGATGGTAGTAATATCAGACCTGGTGATGTAGTCATTGGTATTGAGAGTAGTGGATTCCATAGTAATGGATATACTCTTATCAATGACATGTTGTCTAGAGATTTTATTTCATATAATTACATGCCTGAGTTGCTAAGACCAACTACCATCTATGCCCGTCTCATTCAGCACCTGTTGGACGAGGTTCCTATCCTAGGCATGGCACACATTACTGGGGGAGGACTTCCTGAGAACCTTCCTAGGTGCCTTCCAGCAGGTCTTAGTGTTGACGTGGACTATGAAGCATGGGATGTCCCAGACATGTTTGAGATTATTCAGAATGCAGGTAATATTTCTGACAATGAGATGAGGAACGTATTTAATATGGGTATTGGATTCTGTTTGGTGGTGCCACAAGAAGTAGCAACATTAACTCAGAACTTGATTTCTGATACTCCATTTGGTATGAGGTCTTGGGTTATTGGAAAAGTGTCAGGAAACTAAAATTATTTTTTTTCATTTTAAAAAATATTGTATAGATATTGTAGTTTAATTGACTAATATGAAGTTCTTTTTTGCGCTTCTTGCGACACTTTTTTTAGCAGTGCCAGCATGGGCTGCAGACATTACGATGGGATCAAATGGAAACTTGATTTTTGACCCATCAGAGGTTACAATATCCGCAGGAGATACAGTTCATTTTGTGAATGGTATGCTCCCACCCCACAACATTATTGTT